TCAGTTGGATAGAGTACTTGGCTACGAACCAAGGGGTCGTGGGTTCGAATCCTGCCGGGCGCGCCATAATTCCTTAATAGATTCAGCCGCTTACGTGTGCAAGCACTAAGCGGTTTTTCTTTGTTTGCGCTATAGAATAGCGTTTGCGCTATAGAATTTCACTTGAGAGGCTTAACTCTCTCAGGTTTGCGGCGATAAATCGCCTCAGTCGTGCGTGCATCAGCATGCGAAAGAAGGGCTCTGGCGTGCTCCAAGGTCTCCGCATCGGAGGCGCATTTGGCGCGAAGATCGTGCTCGGTGAACCGTTCCTTCACTTCCGTTTCCTTCAATACTCTGTCCATGAACCGGCCCCACATGCTGTCCCATCCGTGACAGTTTCCGGTTTCCTCGTCAATGTACCCTTCGCCTTTGCGGTTGCAGAACAGGAACGGCGATAACACTGGCCGGGCCTGTTTCGCTGCCTCGACTGCAGCGTTCAGTTCTGGCGTCCACTCATAGATCGTTCGCTTGCCCGTGGATCCTGCTGTCTTGTGTCGCTGTATGTGAATACCGTCATCTTTTAAATTCGCGACAGTGAGTCGCAAAAGATCGCTGCGCGCCATTCCGGTCATGAGCTTCAGCCTCACGTACGCATGGATCGCGTGCACGCTGCCTTTCTTGTGCTTTGATTCAAGCGCCAGGCATTCGATAATTTCCCAATCCTCTACATAGCGCGTTCGCGCCTTCTCACCTTCGAGCCTGACCTCATTCTTGAATGGATGGTTGTTAATGTACCCCCACTCGACAGCCTTGGTGTAAGCATGACTGAGCACTTCGACTTCGCGGTGCGCAACAGTCAGGCCACCCGTAACCTTTCCGGTCTCATCCGTCTTCTTCTTCCGACGCTGATCGACGAACATATAAACATGCCGCGGGGTAATTGCGCTGAGTGGAAGCGCCCCGAATACAGAGCGTAGTTTCTTGAGCGCGAGAACGTTCCCTGCCCGGGTTGTCGGCTTCTTTGTCGGGATCACTTCGAGGGCATAACGATCAAGCAGCTGGGCGACTGTGCTGGCCGCCTCTGTAGCTGATATTCTGTCCGACCAAACTCGATATGCTTCAGGCAGATTTTTGCCGAGCTTGAACTTCTTTTTGCCGTCCCAGGCAGCTTCTAGGCCCGGAGGAACGTGATAGTAATATGCGCCGTGGTCTATCTGCCAGCGCGCGGGCAAGCCTTTGTTTTCTTTTTTTCGTGGCTTCGGCATTTAGATTGCTGACCAATTGGGCTCAGGTGGCGATAGCTTATCACTACGCATCTGGCCACCGAGTAGATTTTCCACATGCGATCGCAGAACCACGAGGCCGCCGTCAGGTCGCACTCTGTGGTTAATGCCCATGTGATTTAGTACAGAACGCTGGCACTTGCGCGCCTTCCGTCCTGTCAACTCAGCGATCTCTTCAGGCGTGAGGAACACCTATTTCTCCAATGCGGCGCGGAGGTTCCCGATAGCAGTAATTAAATCTGGAAGTCTTGACTCCTCCAGCATGTACTGATCAAACCTAGATACCGCTTCTTCCGCCGCCCGCCGCAGCTCGTCGTTTGCTGGATGGGTGTAGAGAATCCTTGCGTCGCTCTTTACTTCACGTTCTTTTGAAGTGAAATAATCGTATTGCTCTTTCGGAGTATCGAACCATGTATTTCCATCAAACCTAAGCTGATAAACAGGCTCATCCTCCTGCGCTGGCGGTGTCGGATTGCACTTATAGCAACGCACCATCGCTGGTTCGCCCCAAGGCATGGTTCCACCACTGTCTATTTCTCCAGTATCGTTACACTCTGTGCATGCTGGCGGTGTCGGGGCAGCGGCGAGCATTGCTGCATATTTTTCTTGTTGCCACTTATCCGCCATTTCACGTATACCTTTTGATTCTTTTAATCCGAGCCTTGCAGCTATAAGCATTTCCTTTGTCGGCTCAACCGGTACGAGTTTCCATCCTTCTGGTGTGTTCATCCCCATCTCCTTTAAGTCATACGGCTGGCGACTGATACCGGCCCGGTCCATTTACTGCCGCGAGTTCGCAACAGATCAATCGCCATGCGTATGAGTGCCGGTTACTCTCGTCCGGCTCCGCGCTATTCATTGGCGGAAGGTGACTGTCTTTCCAGTGTCATCTTGGTGAATCCGCCTCGTCGCATTGTCCCAAGAAAACTTTGCGCGAAGCCGCCAAAATTTCTGGCGCTCTCTGGGTTTCTTAAATTCTGTGCCGCTTCTCTCCCGGCTGGTCACGCCCAATTTTTTGCACTGTTGCTTGGCTCCATGCTGGCTGGCCTCATGCTGAGGTATGACGTTTTCTCGCTGCTCTTTACTGCTGCAATTTAAGTATCAGGTAGCGCACTCTGCCCGAGAACGCTACTTGCTACGGCTTCAGGTGTCGACCCATAAAGCCCCGCCTTTACCGCTGTTCCTCCTTGGTTGTGGTTGAAAAATCTTTCATGGCGGCGTCAATAGCCTCATCCAGCGCCTTATGTGTCCACAATCCCCATCCATAGTCCCCGCGCTGATACTTGATAATTGGTCTGATATCCACGCACGGATCACGCAACCACCTATATCGCTCCGCATCAGCCCTCAGCCTCGATACTTCGGCTTGGAGCTTCGTCAATTCAGTAGTTAGTGCGAACACATCAATGTCATGTAGCTTTTTGAGCGCATCAATCTCGGGCTGGCGGGCTTTCCATCCCATTTCTGCTGCAATGCGCATAGTCCATCCAACTCCATGACTATCCGCCCACTTCTCAAAATCGTCGCTCATTCCCATATTCGCATTGTCCAGTGTCACGTCTGCGCTAGTGTCGCGGAAGGTCACGCTGCGGCTCTTATTGCTTTGATGTAATCGTAGACCGTGCCGTATCGCATTCCCATGGCCTTTGCGATCGCTGAACCTGACATTCTTTTCTGAAGCATTTCCTTGATAATAGGTTTAGCCGCCTGAAGCCGGTCTTGATATTCGCGTTGAGTCTTGTTGGGCAAAACGATTGCGGTATCCATGCAGCCTTCCATTTCCCTGAGATGCCAGAGCAAGCAGCAGGGCATGGGCGGCACTGGCTCGCTCTTACCTAGTGATCTGATCCGGATACTCGTTTTCAATTCCGATTCATCCTTCTTGAGCCTTGTTTGGTATAAAAAATCCAGCGGCTTCTTCAATCCCATTTCCTTTGCTTTTGTTCGAACGGATTGGCCTGATCTGCCGATCATCTTTCCTATCTCAGAGTTTTTCCTTGTCGGATATTCCCGCTCAAGAATTGCCGCTTCCTCGTCAGTCCATCGTTTATTGCTCACAGCATCACCGCTGCGATCAGGGCCAGGACAATCAGGCCGGCATAGATGTAAGGGCGTACGCTGGCGACGGGAGGATCGACTTGGAATCTATGACCGAAGGCATGCCGGCTGTCGCGGGGGAAATATTGCTGTGGCTCAAAAGGGTTCATTGTTGTCTCTCACAGGTTGCGGTTAATTTTGCGATCTGCTTCTGCTGCTGGTGATCCTTCTCTCCGAGGTAGCCGATGACAGCCACCAATAGGATGATCTTGAAGATGCAGGGCCAAGCGCGGGGATTCGGAGGGGAGCCGATATACTTGAGGTCGGTCATGCTGCTATCCCGCTAACTTGCTTTGCGTCGTCGTACTTCTTCACCCCCCACGCAATCGCGTAGCAGCACCACATGAAGCGAAAGGTATAATCCTTGAGGTCGTATTCCCAAAAGTCGCTGAACTCGAATCCTTCATGCTCGAAGTCGCGAGCTGCTCTGTGAGCCACGTCCTCGCTTTCGTCGCAATCCAGTACTTCCGATTCCACAGCATCTCGAAGCTCTTGAGCTTGCTCGTCATTGAGTTCTTCATCCTCGATGTACTGCTCAACGCGCTCGTTCACTATGCGAATAAATTTCTCGTGGCTGTATCGCCTATATCCATCGCCCCTGTCGATTGCCTGCAACTTCTCGCCCCAATATGAAGGATTGATTGCCAGTGTTTCTCCATCCTCCAAGCGCATGTGCTCGCGGTCCGTGCGGAAAAATTCAAACATGTCATTAAGGCGGCAAAATACATACGTTCCCATGTCGCCGGTGTAGCAGAGATAACCGGGCCAAGTGATCAGGTCAAAGTACATACAAGAGGAATCGTGCCTTCTAAACCGGATGTGTCGGCTTGCCCCATCGTCGCGAATAATCGTCATTTCGTGCCGAGACACGTCTTTAAGGAACCTCTGTTCTGCATCACGATCTTTGCTCATGCTGCCTCCGCTTCAGGCTCAAGCGCTTTTTTGATGGAACTGAATGCAGCTTTCAGAGAGTCGCTTGGCATGCTTTCCACTTTTGTCCAGCTGCGTGTGCCAAGGAAATGCTCCAGGCAATCGGCACGTTTCTGCTTGTCCTCTACGCTCTGGCTTGGGTAATGCTTCTTGAGCAGCTCTAGGATTTCCTCCGCCCAGATATCGCGCTGCTTGCTCTCCTGATCCCATCCGCCTTCCTGGGCATCGGGGAACATGGATTGTGAGTCGCGCTGATCCATGCTGTCGAAGTGCTGCCCGCCGATGTTGAGGGCGTCAAAGTGCGGCTTCAGCTTGGAGTAATTCGGCATGCGGACTTCGTGTCCATTCAGCTTGTCCGCGCGGTCCTTCTGAATGAGCGCAACGTTCGTCGTTTTACCCTCATGCCGGTCGGCAATCATTTCGATGAGTAGGGAAGGCTCATATCCGAGTTCCTTCTCCGTGGCCATGCGGGTTCCTGTACTGATCAATTCCTTCTTGCCGCTGCCGTCGTCTTTGTCCTGATACTCATAAACGTTCCCGGCGCGACCACAGACGATGACGTGCATCTTGGAGGATAGGAAACGATCCGTGAATTCGGCCCAGGCCGCCTTGATTGGCCGCCAGTGTTGGAACTCAAGGGATAGGAGAGGGCGCTTCCCTTGCTTCTTCCTGGAGTCGTTTAAACGCGTCAGGAAGGACTCTTGAGCGTCGCGCCACACGTGAGTAATGCTGTCGATGATCACGATGTCACAGGCTTTCTCCGCCTCATCCATGAAGGTCATGAGGTCAGCCAAGGCACGGCTTTCGTCTGCAACAAGCAACTCGACTCCGTGCTTGTCGTAGATTGGCAGCAGCCAACTAAAAGCAGGCTCGGTATCAAAAACCGCAATAGGCTTAGTACTGTTCGTGGCTTTATGGAGACCTATTGCTATTTCGGTTGCTGTCCTTGACTTGCCTGCTCCTGGCTGGCCGAATAAGCCTACCTTTGCAAATGCTTGCCTATTTTTAGCGGGTTTCAGCAGTCCCATTTGATGGCCTCCTCTTTAATCCTCTGTTGAATACTGGGGACAGAACATCTTCAATTCTCCAGCCGGATTCGATCCTGAACCTTATTGCCTGCCTGCTTGTTCCGATTTCTTTTGCCCACTCCGATACCGTTTTTCGAATGCCCTTGTATTCAATAAATCGACTGGTTCTCTTATTCAAGGACTGCTCCATATGGGTTTCCCATCTGCAGTTTTCCTTGCAATAATTTCCGTTGTTGTCGATTCGTCCAATCGAGGTTCCAGCAGGCCTTTCTCCCATGTCTGAGTAGAAATTAATAAACTCATGCCAACTCTCGCAGAGAGTTATTCCTCTGCCTCCGTAGTTATGAAAATCTTTGTCGTTTGGTTTAAGGCATCGGTCGCGCATTGCCTTCCAGCTTTTCCATGTTTTTGAGTCAGTCATTCCGTGGATGGCGTTATTTCGGTTTCTTTCTGCCAAATCAGGTCTCACTCTTGCCTTGTTTGTTGCCGGTTTAAGCATTGCCATTATTTTTCCCCCCTACGTTTGATATTCCACTGCCGCCTGGACTGCCCGGCAGAGCGGTTGTAGCGCTCCACGGATGCGTCGAGATACTTGATGGCTGCTTCAGCCATCAGCCTGATCTCGCGCTTGGCAAGTGCTGCGCGAAGGTCGATTGCGGCGTCAATGCGTTCTTGGTAGGCGCTCATTCGTTCTCTGCCTTCCATTTTGCTGCCGCCATACATATCGCCTCGCTCAACGTCTTCCCGCGTGTGGTTTGAAAGCCATCGCCCCAGAGGATGAAAACTGCAGGAGTCATCGGGGTCTTCGCCACGTGCTGGTATCCATCGCAATATTCAGAGAGGAAATGCAATTGCTCTGCGGGAGTCAGATTCAACGGAGCAGGGCGGCGCTCGACAAGATCAAACTTGCGCAGAGCTTTGAAAGACTCGTCGCTTCGCTCTTCAGAAAAGACGGCATATAAAGCGCTGACGTTATGGGCGGTCATGATTGATCCTCGTAGAAGAGTTCTACTAAGCGGTATGGGCTGCCTCTAACCACTGGTTCCGAGGCATTCCAGCAATTAACTATCCCTTGAAAATTTTCCTTGAACAGATCGCCTCTCCTAATTAATTCAAGTTCCCCATCCTTATCCGCTATTCCGTAACCGTAGGGCTTGCGGGTTGATAGGGCGGCTTGCCAGACTTCCCAGGCCGCGTTGGTTATAGTGGATCGGTACGTGTCACTAAAACTTCTTTGGAGCATGAATCCATCCTTCGCCCACTTCTCAAACCTCATTCGCTCACTCATCACCATGCCCCGCGTAGAAAATAGGACCGACTATCAGTCCGATCAGAATCCAGAAAACGAGTATCAATAAGTCCATGGTGCCTCCTGTTGTTGTTCTGTGACCGTCTAATTCCGATCTGCCAGCTTTCTCAAGGCATCGAAGCTTCCAGTCTTCTTTTGCTGCTACGGCCTGTTTAACGCCGGCGCGACGGCGGAGATTCTTTTCACCCCACCACGCTCACGATTTACGCGGGGCCTTTCATTTGTTCGGCGCCGTTAGGGCATGGGAGAATAATACGGAACCGTATTACATTTGTCAATACGTAATCGTATCTTTTCTGCTACACTACGCTTTCGATGGGAGAAAAAGGTGGGGCTATGGAAGGGAAACGGGAGATGCCGAAACTGCGTGGAGCTGTGGATTTACTGAAGGCCGGAGTTAATCCAATACCTCAACCAACGCCAGAGAGGCGCAACGATCCTTCAGGAAGCTCTATGGTGTGGTTTATTGCGGGCGCCGCAATATTGATCTTGATGGTTGTCGCCGGGAAGCTGCTATGGCGTGCTGGAATGTGCCAATAAAAAAGCCCGCTTGGGGCGGGCTTTGGTGGGAGGTGAGGCTGAGTTACTTTTCTATGTGCAAGCTGGCGTGTTCTTTGGTTATCGTGGCCATAGATTCATTTATAGAAACCAGGCTTTCTTTAATTGACTTCATGTCTGCCTTTATTTCAACTTGTTCTTTCATGAGAGCGGACTGACTATCTGCAACGGAGCTGAATCCATTTGCCGTAACTCCTATGATAACGAACAAGAATCCCACAATGGTTATTGTAACCATAGTCCAGGTTCCTCGCAAATTCCGGAAATCCTGAATATGATCTTCCAGTCTCTTCCAAAGATTTTTTACTTCATTCTCAGCTACCGCAACTCGCGTTTCCATATCCCCTCCATTGATTCTTCATTATTATTCTTGGCAAGTGATGCGCCTATTGTACCAAGGTACAGCTAACCCCGCTTCACTCCCTTCACCCTTTTGAACCGATCATTGGGCCACTCATACTTCAGGTTGATTATTTCTTTTTCCATAGCCCTGGCATGTTCCCGGGCCAGTGTGATCTGCTTGTAAATTTCCTCTTGCATTACCTTAAGCTCTGATCGCTTACCGACCCGTGGCAGCACCATCGCGATGCTCTCAATCGAGGATATGGCCTTGCCGAGTTCAAGGTGGTGATCGACTTCCTGATCGGTCATCTGCGCGCCAACCTGGAAATGCTGTGGGTCAGGGTAGCGATGGTATGTCACCAGTCAAAATCTTTGATGTTCAAGCAGACGCCATAGTAGGAAGTATTCCCTTCCCATGGTTGGCCGCCGGTCACAACGGCCTTACAAGAAGTTATCTGACCGGTCAATTTCTTTGCTCCAAGTCTGCGTCTAAAAGTGCGGGCATTGTCTCGGCTTAAATAGCCAACCGTTGAACTGTTTATGTCGATCCGCACCGCTTTATTATCGTGAGGATTATCGTCTTCTGGGATCAGGAACGCCCTGTATTCCTTATCCTCTACATATTCATTATTTGAGCCGGCAAGCTGCTTGATGGCAAATTGATAATGCGACTCCCCAACAATATCGCAATCAAACTTGCCCGTGTCCGGCCACTCGAAAACATTCTCCGGAATTTTCGTTTTTCGCGTAGCCCCTGCGTCAAGAGAGAACAGGCTCTTGAATGCTTTTCGGAGAACAAGATAAATAACCCCGATTGCCAGTATGAGTGGCAAGAACTCCATTATTTGCCAATGGCCCTCATAACCATACGATAGAGCAGAATAACGACAGTTCCTATTGCAAATGCCGGGCTGGTATACAAAAGCCCCGCAGCGTTTACGCTATAGCCCTTTTTTTTATTGATATTGGTTGTAACCGTATAGGCAATTCCAGTTGCCTCGCCTCGCTTTGCCATAGCTGTAAGCATCTCAAGAACTTGAATAGTGTCGTGCGAAACTGGCTCATCAGCAAAAGCAAAAGGCTTCGTCATTTCGTCTTCCTCCCTTTCATTTGTTCAGATTCGGATGGTTGATCATAAGTCTGACTAAGATCAGGTCCGGCCTCGTAGTTTTGGTCATCAAGGCGCCGCCCTGGTGAATGCCCTAAGTTCTCTTTTCTCCGATCCGGAACCAAGCTTTCGAACAGCGTCATCATTGCCAGTCGCGTTTTCTTGTCCATGCGTTGCATTAGAGCAATGGCTTTTATTTGCTCCTTTGTGAGAGCTGTTTTCCGATTGGACTCACTCTTTCCGGATGTGTCGGCCTTTATCCCCTCAAGTGGCGCATCCCCTCTTAGCTGGCTTTCCGTCACCCCGTAAGCTGCAGCCCATTTTTTCACGGTCGCGGATCGTGGATCGCCGTGCTTTCCAGACAAAAAACGCTGCGTCGTTGGCTGGGGTACGCCGCATTTATCGTGGAGAGAGTATGCGTCATCCCCAGCTTCTTGCATCAAATAAGCCAGGATTTCTCGCATTTTGGTCATCTCGACAATATACGAATACGTATTACGCGAAGCAAACACGTTTGCGTATTGACATTGATACGAAAGCGTATTATGATTGCCCCATGAACATTCAAATTCTTTTGCAAGAGATAGCAAACTCCGGAATGACTGATGCGCAGATAGGTGATCAGCTCAACTTGCCGCAGCCCACTATTACACGGTTGCGTAATGGAACTCATAAATCGACTTCATACGAGCGAGGAACACAAATCTTTGCCTTGCATAAGCGAGTCGTAAAACGCTCCTCCAAACCAAAGGAAGCAGCGTGACAACAGTTCGCCTGGAATGTGACGCGTCTGCTGTCACCTCGTTATTCGATTCACTTCCCGAAGTTTCGGAGCTTCCGCGTGAAGTCATCGATCGACTTCTGAGCGGACTTGATGGCCGTGCGCAACTGGTTCGCATCAACATCGAAGACTCCCCGGCAGGAAGGACAGGTGAGCTTCGGGTCTCGCTTCAGCCTTCCGATTTTCTCGTTCATCTTCTTGCTGCAGTGCGGGCAAGCGAACGCAACTGATTGCGAATCCAGATTTAAGTCCATGGGAATCCCTCTTGATATGGTTGATGTGGAAATCAAATCTTATCACTTCGGGGTTCCCGTTCTTTGCCATCTGCCCGGTTTTCCCTCCTTTCGCCGGGCGGCTTTCCCTCCGCTCGGAGGGTTTTTTATTCTCAGCAGTAGTTTTGTGAAATCGCATGATCGAATCATGCGCCTCTTCTCTGCAAACAAAAACGTCGTTTTAGACGGAGTAACGACATGTGCATCAAGGATGTGATCTACAGGGTAGTGCATGCCTATCCCGGCGGTGTGCCGGCGCTGGCCGTGCGCATGGGAATCAGCAAGCACGTGCTGCAGAACAAGGTCAACCCGAACAATGACACGCACCATTTGACGGTGGCGGAACTTGTCGAAATCCAAGGATTTACGGGATCGGATGCGATAGCCAAGCACATTGCCGGAGAACGAAACCTGATCTGCATTCCCATCAGCAAGCATCAGGGTGCATCCGACATGGAGCTCCTGGACCTGATCATCACGCTCGAGAAGGAAAAGGCTGACTGGCTGGTATCGATTCAGAAGGCTTTGTCAGACGGCGTAATCGACCCGCTCGAGTCGGAGCGCATCAAGCAGGAATCGAATGAGCATCTCGCCGCGGTACTGGAAATGGTTAACCGCATCGAGGGCATGGAAGTTGATGACAGGAGAAAAGTGGCGAGGGCGGGATGAGTTCTTACGCTGCTTTTCTGGAACAGAAAAAGATTGCCGAAGTTGCTACCGGCTTTGACGTATCTCTTGATGAAATCAATCCATCGCTCTTTGACTTTCAGAAAGTAATAGTGCGTTGGGCTGCAGGTCGGGGTAGGGCGGCACTGTTCGCCGATACCGGCCTGGGCAAGACTGCCATGCAAACCACCTGGGCTGATCTTGTCGCCAAGCATACAGGCAGACCCGTCCTTATTCTCGCTCCCTTATCCGTGGCTCACCAGACAGTCAGAGAGGCGGCCAAGTTTGGCATCGATATTACCTACCATCGCAGCCAGCCGGAGCAAGTGAGCGGCATCATCGTAACGAATTACGAAATGATGGACCGGTTCAATTTCTCTGACTTTGCCGGCCTGGTACTGGACGAATCTAGCATTCTTAAATCCCATGATGGGAAGACTCGATCGGCAATCCTTGAAGCTTCAAAGAGCGTTCCTTATCGCCTTTCCTGCACCGCTACACCTTCCCCAAATGATTTTATGGAACTCGGCAACCAGTCTGAGTTTGTAGGGGTCATGAGCCGCGAAGAAATGCTGGCTATGTTCTTCACCCATGACGGCGGAGATACAGCCAAATGGCGTTTAAAGGGGCATGGTGAGGTCAAGTTTTGGGAATGGTTATCGACTTGGGCGGTTGTCATTCGCAAGCCCTCAGACCTTGGATTTGATGATGGTGCGTATAACCTGCCGCCGCTTCATATCCATGAGCACATCATTGAGTCCAGCAATCCGGCAGAAGGGCAGTTGTTCTATCTGCCTGCAGTCGGCCTGAACGAGCAGCGCGCGGCAAAGCGCGAGAGCATGGAAGAGCGGGTTAATTCCCTCTCTGAGCTGGTTAACCGGTCATCCGATCCTTATCTTGTCTGGTGCCATATGAACGCGGAGAGCGAGGCGCTAGGGAAGGCCATAACAGGCGCTGTAACGGTATCCGGGTCTGACTCCATCGAGCATAAAGAATCGGCCATGGAAGGCTTCACGGACGGCAGCAATCGCGTTCTGGTGAGCAAGCCCTCTATCTGTGGCTATGGCATGAATTGGCAGCACTGCAACAGCATGGCGTTCGTTGGTCTGGATCATTCCTTTGAGTCTTTCTATCAGGCCATTCGCCGTTGCTGGCGTTTCGGGCAAACAAAGCCGGTCCATGTCCATTTGTTCTTAACTGAGGCCGAGCTTCCGATTCTGGAAAACATCAGGCGGAAAGAGGCCCAGCACAACGAGATGAGTGCTCGCATGGTCGAGCACATGAAAAAGTTCATGCAACGGGAGATATTTGGCATGAAAGCAGAAAAATCAGAATACCGGCGCGATACCGCCACGGGTAAGAATTGGACTATTCACCTGGGCGACTGCGTTGAAGTGGTTAGTGAATTAAAGTCCGAATCCATTGGATTCACTGTTTTCAGTCCTCCATTTGCAAGCCTGTACACCTACTCGAACTCCGATCGTGACATGGGCAACTGCAAGACCAAGAGCGAGTTTATGCAGCACTTTGGATACTTGGTCAAGGAGCTCGAAAGGGTAACGATGCCAGGCCGTCTCTGCTCTGTGCATTGCATGAATCTGCCTACCAGCAAGCAGCATCACGGCTATATCGGGATCGATGACTTCCGGGGTGACATCATCAGATTGTTCCAATCGCACGGCTGGATATACCACTCAGAAGTTTGTATCTGGAAGGATCCAGTAACCGCGATGCAACGCACCAAGGCGCTCGGTTTGCTTCATAAGACCATCCGCAAAGATTCGAGCATGAGCAGGCAAGGAGTACCAGATTATCTGGTGACATTCCGCAAAGCAGGCGTCAACCCTGATCCTATTTCACATACTCACGATGAGTTTCCTGTCGAGCTGTGGCAGCGCTACGCATCCCCCGTCTGGTTTGATGTAAACCCATCCAGGACGCTTCAGTATAGGTCTGCAAGGGAGAACGAGGATGAGCGTCATATCTGCCCGCTGCAGCTCGATGTGATCGAGCGCGCTCTTGAATTGTGGAGCAAGCCGGGTGATCTCGTTTTGTCTCCATTCACTGGTATTGGTAGCGAAGGATATACCGCGGTAAAGATGGGCAGGCGTTTTGTCGGCGCCGAACTTAAGCAGAGTTATTTCCAATTGGCCGCGAAGAACATGGCTGATGCCGACGCTACTCAGAACGATCTGTTCTCGTTCGAACAAGAGGAGGCGGTAGCATGAAAAAGCCTGCAAATCCTCCAAAGAAATCCTCCAAAAAGCCGCTCTCCGCAAAGCAACGCAAAGAAGCTCATCTCTACTGGCTCATGGTCAAGAAGGCAATGTCATGAACTATTACCCGCACAACATTGGCGACTACCGGCGCGATACCGGGCACCTGTCTCTTCTTGAGCATGGAATATATCGCCAGTTATTGGACACGTATTACCTCGATGAGAAACCTATTCCTTTAGACGATGCGAAGGTAATGCGAACGCATAGCGTCCGCAGTGCGGAAGAGATGCAAGCGCTTAAAAACGTACTAAATGACTTCTTCGTTCGCACTGATGAGGGCTACATCCACAAGCGTTGTGACGTTGAGATAGAGGCATTTCACGCCAAGTCTAGCAGCGCGAGCGAATCTGCAAAGGTCCGCTGGGAGAGGGTTAGGGCAGAGAAACAAGCGAAGGCAATGCGAACGCATTCCGAAGGCAATGCTAACCAAGAACCAATAACCAGTAACCAAGAACCAGTAACCATAAACCAAGAAGATTCAAAACCTCAAAAACCTAAAACCTTAAAAGCAGATGCATCGCGAGGATCGCGATTGCCTACAGACTGGATTCTTCCAAGGCCATGGGGGGAATGGGCAGCGGAAAACAGGAAAGACCTTTCAGTTCAAGAAATCCGCGAAATCGGAGCAGCCTTTAAAGACCACTGGATTGCACAACCAGGCCGGCAAGGTGTGAAAGCGGACTGGGAAGCAACATGGCGAAACTGGATCAGAAAGGAGCGAGGCGGCGGCAAGGTGATGTCCTTTGCAGACCGAAAAGCCAAGGAAAAAGAGGAATCTCGGGCTGCGCTCGATGCATGGGCCCGGGGGGAATCAAGATCAACGTTCATCGAAGGAGAGTTTGGCCGTGCGTGATACCGACAAGCAGAACTTCGCAAAGCTCATGACCGCGACGATGGCGGTTTATGAAAAGACGGTGAACCCTGATGTTATCGGCATCTGGTGGAATGCGCTCTGTGCCTATGAATTCGAGGATGTGAAAAACGCTTTTTCGGCACACATCAAGCGCGGAGAGTTTGCGCCGAGGCCGGCCAGCATCATTGCAATTCTGGGCACACTTCATCCCGATGGCCGTCTGTCAGCAGATGAGGCATGGGCAATAATTCCGAGGGACGAGGCCGCAAGTGTGGTCATGACCGACGAGATGGCTGAAGCATACGGAATAGCCAAGCCCTTGCTCGATGCTCGAGATCAGATCGCCGCGCGCATGGCCTTCAAGTCGGCCTATGAGCGCATTGTTGAGGCTAACAGGATGGCTGGCGTTAGTCCTAAATGGTTCCCTTCACTCGGACACGACAAGGCTGGAAGAGATATGGTTATCTCCGAGGCGGTTCGCATGGGAAGGCTGGGTGTAGAGCACGCAAAGCTGTTGGCAGTGAACAACGAAACGCTCTTGGCTCTAGAGGACAAAAGCTTCTCGGTTGATCAAGCAAAGGCAAATATCGCAAAGATAAAGGCCATGCTGGCCAGTAAATCTCTCCCAACTGAAGACATAGAGAAGGCTGCATGATGGGCTACACAAGCGGTCATCCCTGTCTCCTCGATCTGAACATGTCGCAGACGCCACGTAACCTGCAGATCGTCCGTGAACTGGCCGGCTGGACCTATGCGGAAGCGGCTGCAGAGATTGCAATCGGAAGCCACGATCTGGCGCGCATGGAAGCGGGAGAGTTTCCTTTCCCGATGTCTCCCGACAAGTGGCGGCTGTACATCAAAAAGGCGGGAAGTAGGGCATTCGATCACGATGAGGATGCGGCATGAGTAACTTCCTCGTAACCACCCGTCCCATCCTTTCCTGCTCAGGCTGTATCCATGAATTCGATGTGCGTGGCGAGAAGAAGTGTGATCTGGGTGAAAAGCATGGAATACGTTGTACTAAATTTCAATTGAAGAAAGGGGAGGGGAAGTGACAAGAGGCTGGAAAGTATTTGTTCTCATATTCACGTGCTTTTGCTGGTTTATGAGTGGCTGGGGATTCTCTGAATCCAGTGTTGCAGGCTATTGCCGGGATTTTGGAAAGACGGAGATAAAAGGAAAGTGGTACGAGTGCCGTCCAATGGACGTAGTGAAATGATCTGGAGCCCTGCAATAACAGCGGTTCTGATAGGCATTGTTGCTGCCTTGTCCTTCGGTGGCGGTTTTGCGTTGGGAGACTGGCGCATGTCATCCAGGTTGGAAAGGTTGGACTCTGATAACAAGCTACTGTCAGCAGCAAATGATCGCTGCGCCAAGGATATCGAAAAGGCAGTGGCTACTGTTGACCGTTCTATCAAGTTGGTAGGAGAGGCGAGAAAAGTGGCCGCAATGCAACGGAAAGCCAACAGAAAGTGTGAGGAGGCGAAGCGATGAGTCTTAGGTGTAGGAGTGGCGATATGGCGATTCTTACTCGCACGCCAAGAGACATTGCCACAGGTCAGATAGTAAAGGTGCTGGACTTTCACGGAGATGCGTTGGGTCAGCCAAATTGCTGGTATGTACTATTCCAGAACGAAATGATTAACGAGGATGGGAAACGTTACATTCAACCTGATTCTTGGATGCTCCCCATCCGTCCCGGCGATCTACAAGAAACAGATGAGACGGAAAGGGAGTTGGCGGTTTGAGGTGGATTCGAGACATCTGGTGCATCTTAATGCATGACATGGTAGTGAATATTTACGATTGCGAATCCTATTCGTGGGTTTGCGCTAAGTGTGGCAGGCAAAGGAGATGACATTTCGCCGTGTCGCAAAGGTAGATGCCAATCACGCCGCTATTGTGTCCGCATTCAAGAGCATGGGCTGCTCGGTTCTCGATATCCATCAACTGAAGAACTGCGCTGATCTCATCGTGGCAAAGAATAAGCGGACAGTGATCGTTGAAGTGAAGAATGGTGCGCTACCGAAAAGCGCGAGGCATTTAACCCCGGGTGAGCGTGAGTTCTTCGCTGGATGGCGAGGAGAGGCAACGGTAGTTGAATCACTTGATGACGTTGTGCGAGTTGTGAGGGGGTTGGAATCGTGAATAACGGGAAGAAAGCAGTAAATACGCTCGATATTTGGGATGCGCTATTCGCCGGCATAAAGAGCGGTAGATCAACGAAAGAAATGTGCGCAGAGCTTAGTGTGACCCAAAGAGCGTTATGGGGATGGCTGTCGAACAATCCTGATCTTATGGACAAATACCTGAACGCAAAAGAATGTGCCGCACACGCTCGTATTGAAGAGATTAAGCGCGCATGACAGACAAGAAAACCATCTTCCTTATAGGCCCCGTACAGCGTCAATACGCTCACCAGTGCATCGATGAGGCGCCGGACGATTATGTGTGCACGGTGAAGCAGAAGACCCGCAAGGAAGAGCAGAGCGAACGTTTCCATGCAATGTGTGGGGATGTATCAAAGCAGCTTCAGTACATGAATCGCTGGCTATCAAAGGATCAATGGAAGGTGCTGTTTATCTCGGGACATTCAATAGCAACAGGGCAGGGCGCAGACATCGTTCCAGGCCTTGAGGGCGAGTTTGCCAACATCCGAGAATCTTCAGCTTCTATGTCCGTTAAGCGCATGGCTAGCCTGATTGAATACGTTACCGCGTACGGTAGTGAGAATGGAGTGAAGTGGAGCGAGCCAAAGAAAGCAAATGACGAGGAAATAATGAATAGAGCCTACGCATGACATTCCGTTCCAGAAAATTGCTCGACCTCGCTCATGACGCTCCTTGCTTTGCCGATTATCCCCATCAATGCGGAGAATATCTAGGATGCGAACCAGCACATAGCGACAGCCATATATTCGGAAGAGGACATGGACACAAATCAGACGATTTCGCTTTTGCCTCGATGTGCCATGAAGCACACATGCTGCTGGATAAGATGGAGCGGGAAGAAAAGTTTTTTTCGTGGCTGAGAGCGTATGTAAAGACACAGAATTGGTTGTGGGTTAACAACTTTATAAAGGTGAATAAATGAGAACAGCGGCATTACTGGTGGCGGTCTTTGTTTCTTTCCCGCTATGGTTTTATCTCGTCTATCGGATATTGACTTCGATCAATGCAGATGAGTTGACATGGTTTCTGTTTTGGATATACGTGCCTGCAGCATTATTCGTGCGAATTGTGGCAGAGGTTGCAACGAAGAAGGCAAGCTAGAAATGATGACGCAATCTGAAGCAGAAACTCAAATCACAAGAATCCTTGCGCAACTTGAGAAGGATCAAGGCGCGGTAGTTGAGTCTATCGAGGTGAGCATAGTTGATGCGAGTTCTATATGTCGAACCGTGAAGCGAAGAAGGGCTGTGATCAATATGAAGTATCAGGATGATGTGCGGTGGGACGTGGAATGAAAAGTGCAGCCCTTGAATCCTGGCGTTACCGTAATCCCGAAGACATATGCGACTCCCTCATATCAGAATCACGGCGCATCGAGGCGGCAAAGCAGAAGCATTTCGAGATCACACTGAAGCAAAACCGCCGGCGCATCAAAGCAATGACAGCGAAGGCGAAGAGGGGAGGGTTTAAGCGGTGACGTCAAAACGAGTCTGCATGAATTGCGGCAAGGAGCGCTTATATCCGGAAGGGTGGAAGAAAGTATACCTCGGGCTGAAGCATAGGCCGTATGCGGAGAAGTGCGGGGTGTGCGTTGAGGCCAGCAAGAGGCGCAAGAAGGAGAAAAGCAATGCAGTTTCGTAATCCTGGCCATGCTCTGCGATGGGCTTTTCAGGTGATCAATGAGCCAATAGTGAAGGTGTCATCCATAAACAAGATGCGCGGTCCATCAGGATATGGTGAGCTGACTCCTCAAGACAGGCACGCTCAGGCCGCCCTTATCATGTCGCTATGCGAACGCGTGCTGAGCTCATTGCATATGGCTTATGTCAGGGTACAGTTTGGGAAAGATTCTTCTGGTATGGATGCTCTTGCGCGTTATCTTGCTGGGCAGTTCGGTACAGGGTTGCACAGCCGCAGAGCGATAGAGCAGATCATCCGGGGCTATTGTGGCGACAAGCTGGTATTAACTGAACTGAGGAAGGAATTGAAGGCGAGATACCCTAATGCTGTCGCATCACGAAACAAGGGATATGATGCCTTAGATGCCATGAATTCACATGTAATGAGTGTCCTCTGGCGGGAAATGGAAGCCGTTGAATTATTGCAAATTGCCTCTTGACAATCTGGGGACTATAACTCACTATCAAAACTTACCATCGAGAAAGAGTCACGCCAAGACAAGCCAGACATTGATCTGGCTTTTTTATTGTCTGTCGTATATGAAGCTAACAGCGCTCAAGCCTCGTATTACATCCCTGACGACATCGAGAGTGCAGACGCTTCAGTCTGTGCGCGCTGGTGTAGTCGAACGCAAGCGAGGCAGTGCAGGCGTCAAGGACAGAGAGAGCATTAAGCGGAGAGACTGCGGTATGTGTCAGTCATGCGGAAGACTAGGTAGCGTGGTGGATCACATCGTTCCCCTGTGGGCGGGAGGATCAGATGACGAGAGCAACAAGCAACTGTTGTGTATTGCGTGCCACGACGTGAAGACCAGGCGTGAAGCTACTCAGAGGGCAGGGGTGGAGCAAATCTTTGGGAAGTCAGTGGTCGGACACCGCGCTGGTTCTCACGCAGACAAAAAATTCCATTTTTCAAATTGAATTCAAATGGCAGGCGTTAAAGGTAGGAGTGGCGGAGCTCGCAATAACGCGGGTCGCAAAAAGAAAGAAACTCCGCCTCCAGCTCAGCCCGTAGTGATTGTCGGGTGCGATATGTTGCAGATGCTTCAAGATGTGGCGCTCGGAAGAGTCGAGGCAACCGCATTGCAGGTACGCGCTGCGATCGCTGCTGTGCAATACACGCACACAAAGAAATCAGATGGCGGCAAAAAGGAAGAGCAGGCAGACAAGGCACTTAAGGCTGCAAGCAAATTCACCCAGACCGCGGCGCCGCTGAAACTGGTTAGACGTTAGTCCATGGAATGGACTACAGCCTGCCCTGATTGGGAGGCCAAGCTGCGCGCGCGCCGGTCAATCATTCCTGCGCCAATTTTCCCTGATCAGGCTCATGAGGCGTTAGAGGTTTTCAAGCAACTTCGTATCGTCGACGCACCTGGTAGCCCGACTTTCGGTGAAGCTTGTGAACAGTGGGTATTCGACTTCGTATCGGCGATCTTTGGCGCCTACGATGCGGAGAGTGGCAGGAGGCTTATTCGGGAAGCGTTGATGCTGATCCCGAAGAAAAACAGCAAATCGACGCTTGCAGCCGGAATCATGTTGACCGCCTTGATTCTGAATTGGCGGGCGTCGGCGGAAATGATCATATTGGCGCCAACGGTCGAGATCGCGAACAACGCCTATGCGCCGGCACGCGACATGATCAAGGTGGACGAAGAGCTTTCTGAATTGTTCCATGTCCAGGACCATGTCCGAACCATAACGCACCGCACGATGGGGGCAACTCTCAAGGTGGTTGCTGCGGACAGCGATACCGTAGGAGGGAAAAAGGCAAGTTGGATCCTCATCGATGAGGAATGGCTTTTTGGAAAGAAGCTGAACGCTGAGGCGATGTTTCGAGAAGCGACAGGCGGTCTTGCTTCGCGTCCCGAGGGTATGCTGATCAAGCTCAGCACGCAATCCGATGAGCCGCCAGCAGGCATATTTAAGCAGGATCTGCAGTACGCACGCGATGTGCGCGACGGTGAGATCGAAGACAAGAATTTCTTGCCAGTGCTGTATGAGCATCCGCCAGAAATGGTCGCGTCGGGCGAACACCTGAAGCTCGAAAACCTACCTCTTGTAAATCCAAACTTCGGTGTCTCCGTCGATTCAGAATATCTGGAGCGCGAGTTCACTAAGGCAGAGTTGGCTGGCGAAGAGTCGCTGCGTGGTTTTCTTGCCAAGCATGGCAACGTCGAAATCGGGCTCAACCTTCGCTCTGACAGATGGGCGGGAGCGGACTTCTGGGAGCAACAAGGCCAACAAGGGTTGTCTCTTGATGACGTACTTAACCGCTCTGAAGTGGTGGATGTCGGTATTGATGGCGGGGGGCTCGACGATTTACTAGGCATGGCCGTGGTAGGTCGAGACAAAGATACCCGGGAATGGCTGTTGTGGACTCATGCTTGGGCGCATCCATCCGTGCTTAAGCGCAGGAAAGAGATAGCGCCGCGGCTGCATGACTTCGCGAATCAGGGGGACCTGACTTTGGTGAAGGATATCGGAGACGATGTTTATGAGGTAGCGGAGATTGCATCTCGCTGCGAGTCGTCCGGATTGCTAGATAAGATCGGTTGCGATCCTGCGGGGCTGGGCGGAATTTTGGATGCGCTAGTTGAGGCTGAAGTACCGCAAGAGAAGGTTATCGGCATCAGCCAAGGCTGGAAGATGACAGGAGCCATCAAGACGACTGAACGCAAGCTGGCCGAAGGCGGTATGGTGCACGCCGGGCAGCCGTTAATGAATTGGTGTGTCGGAAATGCAAGAGTTGAGCCGCGAGGAAACGCAATCGTGATCACAAAACAGGCTTCTGGCACCGCAAAGATCGATCCCCTGATGGCGACCTTCAACGCTGTGACCTTAATGTCATTGAATCCGGTTGCGGTGGCTGAGACCAGAATTACATGGCTTTGAATCCATTAAGCTGGATAAGGAATGCGCTGCGTGTCAATCCGGCCAATCCACAGAGCGCGACTCAGTTCTTTTTCGGATTAGGTCACAACAATGCCGGCGTTCACGTAACGCATCAATCCGCTTTCATGTCCGCGGCTGTGTGGGCATGTATCGATGTGGTGGCTTCCAGCCTCGCATCATCTGACTGGAACGTGTATCAAGGGGTGCGCGGAGCTGACGATAAGGAGGCGATACCTGCAGATAACCTGCAGTATGTTCTGAACACCAGGCCTAACCCCGAGATGACTGCTCAATCGGCCAAACGGGCGATGATGATTGCCGCCGTTGGGTACGGGAATGGGTATGCCGAAATAGAACGTGACATGTCTCGGCGAGTAGTCGCCCTGTGGCCGATATCTCCGGATCGTGTTACCCCGATTCGGAATGAGTTTGGAAACTTCGTCTATCGTGTTACCCAGGATTATGCTGGCGGAACAGTCGACCTCGATCCATCTGATGTTTATCACATTCGGAACGCCAGTCTGGTAGGTAGCGTTGGTGATGACATGATAGCGAAGGCTATCCAGACAATAAGCAGGTCTATCGCGATCGACCAATTCTCCTCTGCGTACTTTGGGAATAACGCTCAGTTAGGTACGATTTTTCAAAGCGATTCGTCCATCAATCCTGATAAGAAAAAGGAAATGGAGGATGGGATTAAAGAGCGTTATTCGGGGCCCAGAAAGTCTCATACGCCAGCAATATTCGAGGGCAAGTGGACGATCCACCAGCTTTCCAACAACGCAGACGACGCACAGTTAATAGAGGCTAAATATCAGATCATCGAGGAAGTGTGCCGCTGGTTTCGAGTTCCTCCTCATAAGATTGCTCACCTTCTAAGGGCGACGAACAACAACATTGAGCACCAAGGTCTAGAGTTCTCTCGCGACACGCTACGCCCCTGGATTCAGGAAATACAGCAAGAGGCTGACTTTAAGCTAATCCCTTCCCGGCAGCAGAAATTCATCGAAATCGACGTGGATTGGGCCTCAGAAGGCGATTTCGGAAGCCGCATGCAAGGCTTCTCTACCGGAATTAACTCTGGCGTCTACTCAGTCAATGACGTTCTGAGAAAGCTCGGGGAAAACACCATAGGCTCTCCTGGAGATATCCGGATGGTTCAGGGTGCAATGATGAAGCTGGAAGACGTAGGTAAGAACATGATGCCTGCAAAACAAGATGTCCCTGCTGATAGCGTTGCTCAGGCATGGCTCGGATCGGTCTATAACCGCATCCAGCGATTCAACTTTAATCGCGCTGCTGACCTTCAAAAAAGCGGGCACAAGGATTGCGGTTCGAGGGCCGACAAGGACGCCGCTGAGTACGCGAAACGTCAGATAGACGAAATGGCATCTGTTCTTGGTAGTTTGGTGGATAAGGCGCACATAGGTGCTTTGGATGTTATAGCGGGACACGACCCAGACATAACCGCAGCGCGTGTTTTCGAGGTAAATCATGAATAAAGCGTTTTTCGCGAAGAAGGCCGGCAAGCGTGGAGAGATTTATGTCTACGAGTCGATAGGAGAGGGCTGGTTCGGCGGGATTACCGCAAAGTCATTCTCGGACTCCATGAAAGAACTTGGATCGGTCGATGCGATGGATATCTACATCAACTCGCCGGGCGGGTCGGTCTTTGACGGCATATCCATCTATAACCAGATCAAGCGATTCTCCGGAGAAAAGATCGTTCATATCGATGGTATAGCCGCAAGTATTGCCTCAGTCATTGCCATGGCTGGCGACACGATCAACATTGCCGAAAACGGCATGATGATGATCCATGATCCCTGGGGCATGGCGATAGGCACGTCGGAAGAGATGCGCAAGTATGCTGACTCTCTGGATAAGGTTCGCGACACGATACTCACCACCTATGTTTCCAAAACGGGCGGCGACGAGAAGCAGATTGCCGAATGGATGGATTCCGAGACTTGGATGAATGCGTCTGAGTCAGTAGAGCGTGGTTTCGCCACGAAGACCACGGAAGAAAAAGCCATGAAGGCTGAGTTTCCCATGCTATCCAAATTTAACAACGTTCCGGATTCACTGAAGCAACAGGCCACAGCGCCTAACGTTTTACTTGCCCGCATGAATATGCGGACAAAGCAGCTTATCGGAGCCAGCTCCGGCAAATAAAAGGGCCAGCCCTTTTCAAACCAGTCCAGCCGCCTTGAGCGGCTTTTTTATTTTCTAAAGGAAGAAAAATGAACATTTGCATGTTTGAAATGCTGGCTTTGGCGATGGTCTTTAACGACGCCGAAACGCTGGAAAATCTCCAAAACAAACTGATCGAGCTCAACACTGCGGGAAACAGCATTCAGGCCCGGGCTGACGCGGAAAAGCGCGATTTGACAGCCGATGAGCAGAAGGAAATGAGCGAGATATTCGCTTCTTTCGCTGCCGTGGAAGCCGACATCGAGCGCCGGAAGCAACTGGAAGAAATAAACGCCAAGGTTTCGGCTCCCGCAGGTCGTAAATCCAATCCTGAAGTTCAGGACAGCCAAGAGCAGCCGAGAAAGCCCTACCGTCCTGAACCGCAGCTTCGGGATCATAAGGACGCGAACAAGTGGGGCTTTCGCTCGATGGCGGATTACCTGAGCGCCGTCGTTTCCTCGTCTGCCAAAGGTGCCGCTCCCGATCCTCGTTTAATCGCCAATGCTCCAACCTCGTTTGGTTCGGAAGGTGCTGGTGCGGATGGCGGGTTTGCTGTTCCTCCCGATTTCCGCAGCACAATCGTACAGAAGGTCATGGGCGAGGATTCTTTGCTGAACATGACCGATCAGCAAGTGACCTCTGGCAACAGCATAACCTTCCCCGCGGATGAAACCACTCCCTGGCAGACTTCTGGCGGAATTCAGGCCTATTGGGAATCGGAAGGCGGCCAAAAGACACAATCCAAGCCGCAACTGGTGGAAAAAACGGTCAAGGCGAACAAGATCATCGCTCTGGTCCCTCTGACCGATGAACTGCTGGAAGACGCTCCCGCAATGGGAAGTTATGTCCAGCGCAAGGCTCCGGAAAAGATCGCCTTCAAGCTGAATGACGCGATTTTCAACGGTACGGGAGTTGGAATGCCGCTCGGCATCCTGCAATCGGCGGGCACGGTTGTGGTAAATGGCGAGACGAGCCAGACCGCGGATACTATCAATTTCACCAATATCACGAAGCTGTGGACAGCCGTTACCCCGGTAGCGCGCAAGAGTGCCAAGTGGTTCATGACGCCTGATGCTGAAGCGCAATTGCTGGCGATGCAATTTCCTGGCACTGGTACCGCGGTTCCTGTTTACCTTCCTCCGGGCGGTATGTCCTCGGCTCCTTACGGGACCCTCATGGGCAAGGAGATAGTGGTTAGCGAAGCTCTGCCGGTTCTCGGTGATCAAGGCGACATCATTTTCGGCGATCTGAAGAACTACCTTTCAGTCGTGAAATCTGGCGGCATCCGGATGGATATGTCCATTCACATCTTCTTCGACTACGACATCACTGCTTTCCGGTTCGTGCTGCGTGTCGGTGGGCAGCCGTGGTGGAACAGCAAGATCACTCCCTTCCAATCGGGCGGCGTAAGCCGTGGCTTCTTCGCAACCCTGGCGGCTCGTACCGGCAGCTAATCCATAGCGGGGCTCGTCCCCGCTTAACCTATTCTCGAGGAAAAGATCATGAGTTCAAAAGGAAGCGAAAACATCGCCATCGCGGCTGTTGTGGCTCCCGGTGCATTGACCGCTGGCGCGAAAAGCTCTGGATGGGTCGATACCCGTCTCTACAATCAACTGATGGGCGTCATCTCGACTGGTACGCTCGGGGCATCGGCTACAGTCGACGCGAAATGGGTGCAGGCTGATGATTCGTCCGGCAACAACCCGCAAGATTCGAATATTACGGCTCTGACGCAGATCGTCAAGGCGTCTGGCGACAACAAGCAGGCTGTGATGAATTTCGATCCCTCGCAATCCAACTATCCTACCAAGCCTTTCGTCAAGCTGGTGGTAACGGTGGGAACGGCAACCTCAGACGGGGCCGCTATCGTTCTCGGCATTGATCCGCGTCACAAGCCCGTTACTGAGCTCGACCCGGCATCGGTTGTCCAGGTGGTGGCATGAGGTCCGTAAAGTTCCTCTCTGCTGCCAAATCCAGCTCTGGAGAGGAATTCAAGGAAGGATCGGCGCATTCTTTGCGTGAAGACGCCGCCGACCACTGGATAAAGCGCGGTATCGCGGTAGAAGTGGAAGGCAAGAGGTCAAAAGCCGAAAGCCAGAAAAACGAGGCTCAAGAAGCCAAGTAACCAGACAGCCCCTAACCATGGGGCTGTTCTTATTTCAGGATAGAAAATGGCTAAATATGCTCACGCTGACGTTTTAGACGGCGGATTATCTGCAATAAAGAGCAACGCGACAAAGATGTTGCTTATCAGCGGCTACACAGTTCTCGACAGCTATGCAACCGTGGTGGCTGCCAAGGTTGCTGAAGTAACGATGTCGTCCTCCGATTACACGCTTTCCGGCGCGGATGGCGCGGCTCGGGTTCTGACTACGGCAAGTGGGAAAAGCGCTACTGCTTCCGCAAACTCCGGCGCAACGCCGAATTTGCACATTGCTTTTACCAACGGTTCCGACAAGGTTCTGTGGGTAACGGATGAGACTTCGGATCAGGTCGTCACCAGCGGGAACACGGTGAATTTTCCTCAGATCACTTATACCAGCAGCCAGCCGACCTAAGCAATGCCGGTTAACACAAGCGATTCCATTGGGCAGTACGCTCGGTTCGTCCTGCGGGCGAGTGAGCATGCGTCTAAGGAACTGCTTAACAACGTTTCCGCTGGTGGGACAGTCGGGACTACGGCGTCCACGAGCGCGGGGCTGGCTTACGTTCCGGCCTCTACAAATACCACGTGGGCGCTGGTAGAGGATGATGTTGACCCCTACGTATCAGGGGATTTCTCCGTATTCTGGTACGGGACTCTAACCGCTAATGTAATCGAGACGATCCTTTCCGTTCACGGTCCGTATGGATGGGAGTTAGTTACATCCACGCAAGGGCCGGGAACCTCTAGGTTAATTTTTCAGGCGTTCTGGGGGCCAAATCCGCTCACGGTAAACATTACCCCTGACGGAACAACCCCGATAGCGCTGGCGGCTCGGTACAACGATAGCGCCGGCACGATACAGATATTCGTCAACGGGGCGTTGGCGGGAAGCAAGAGTTACACGAAAGACCCTGGGGCAATGGGCGCGGGGCAGACCTTCTACATGAAAGGTCATGCCACGACTCCCCAGAAGTGCGTCACGCTGCAGGTATTCGGACACCTTCTGTCCGATGCTGAAATGGCGACGCTTGCGAGTGCGCCGTTCACGATATTCACGGCTCCGCCGCTTGATCTGACTGCTGATAACTGCACTCAAGCCAATGCAAGCGGAACCGGTGCGATAGGCATAGACGGCATTCTGTTTGGAGACAGTTGCACACAGGGGAATGCAAGTGGCACTGGACAGATAACCCGTACGCAAACTTTAACAGGCGCTAACTCTTCTCAGGCTAATTCATCAGGCACGGGATCGATTGATCCTTATGGGCGGCTTAGGGCGATTATTGCCGCAACGCCTACGAATGAATGGGTAAAGGTCAGTGTAAACAGTTTTTTGGATGTAACGATACCCACAGCGTCCCTTCCTCCCTTCCCAGATAGCTTGGGGAACAGCGCTTCGGTTATTTACGCCTGGAGCAGCTTCGCATGGGACGATCTGAACGGTAACATCGTTATGTTCGGCGGCGGGCATGCCAATTATTTTGGGGATGAAACCTACATCTGGAAGGGCGACACTGGTCTTTGGGATTTAGGTTCACTTCCGACTGTCGTTGATTTTACCGACACGATAAGCGGGACCATACCGTCAAAGGACGCACCACAGTCGTCGCACACGTACAGCAACAACGTTTACTTGCCGAATAACAAGATGTTTTGCACGTTCGGCGGCGCGGCAGCGAAATCTGGCGGACCTATGGAGGAGATTGTTACCTATGACCCGCATGTTACGCGGAGAGTAGGTCCGTGGTGCTTTGATATATCTCTCGCTGATCCGGACAAGGTGGGCGGCGGGAATGGAACAGGATGGGATGCTTCAGTTCTTGGTTCGAACGCCTGGCATTTGAGAGTCGATGAAGTAGACGCGGCAGACGGTTCGTTCCTTTATGACCTAAGCGTGCGGAGCCATGTAGGCGGCGCGACAATCGTTGTCGATGAGGATGGTACGGATGTTGCCTACTTCACGATGGACGCGGGCGGCTCCGGCTTCCCGTACTGGTGTAAGTACGAGTTTGGGGATATTCGCTCAGGAGGCAGAGATACCTTCTCGAAGATAGGCACGACGAGCGGCGGCGTCATGTTCGACGGGTTTGGAGTCTATGACTCGACTCGCGGCATGATGTACCGGAATTCAGTAAGGATGTCGGGAAACACTTCTGACATCCTGGCTCTTCGAGTTCTTGGCGCGACTGGAGTAACGGCCACTACCCCTATTCAACTTGAAGACACAAATGGCGATCCCTTTCCTCTTAACGAGTGGAATGCCGGTACATCATCTTACGTTCGCGAGTGCCATTACGGCGCGACGTATGACGCTGAGAATGATCGTCTCTGGCTGTGGAATGGTGACGCGGCAGAGCCGGGGAGAGTCTATTACATCCAGATTCCGTCATGGAGTTCTGGCAGCGGATGGTCCTCTACGACTTGGACCGTAAATGAGGTAATTCCAACGGGATCAACGCCTAGAGGGGATCACTCTCAGGGTGTTCTCGGCAAAATGCGAGCCGTGCCTGCTCTTGGAGCTTTCGCCGTACTTGATAGCACCACTATTGCCCGTACCGATGATCCCGCAGTATGGCTGTTTAAAACCAGTGCTCAGAATACTCTGAGCGGGTCCGGATCGATTCAGGGTAACGCAAGCAGTACAGGAACAATATCTCAGAGCGGGTTACTTGTCGGAGCGAGTTGCTCACAGGGAAACGCTGCATCGACCGGAACAATCTCGATTGATTCAGGGCTGGATTTAACAGCGGCGAACGCTGTTCAGGCAAACGAAGGAACTGGCGGCGCAATATCGATAGATGGCACTTTGGTATGCGCCCCAAGTGTTCAGGACAACATCGCTCAAGCCTCTGCAATAGTACAGGCTCATATCCTGGCAGCGGCAAACGTAACTCAAGGCAACGTCTCTCCGGCTCGATCAATAACGCTTGGCGATGCTCTTCCTATCCGCTCGGTAGTAGTCAGGGAAGGGCGGTTTCAGCGTAATCACTCAGCGGTAGCAAGGTTCAATTAAATGGCAGATTTTGTAAGCGGCGATACAGGAAGTTCTCTGTCGGTGCCCTGTGTCGACTCGGAAGGAAATGTAATCAATCTCTCCGGCTGCACTGTGAATCTTCGCTGGAAGGATGCCTCAGGTGCTCTCGTAAGCAAGGAAATGACCATCGATGACGAGGGGTCTGGTCTGTGTAGCTACAAGTTTGGAGAGGGCGAGTTGTTTGCTCCTAGCATGGATTTTGAGGTCCAGATCAAAGACTCTGGTGACTTCATTCTAACCATACTTGAGTTGATAGCTGTGACTGTGCGCAAGGCTCTGGCATGAAGGTAATCGAACCGCCAAAGATCGAGCCAGTGAGCCTAGCCGAAGTGAAAGATCAGCTTGGGATAACAGACACGAGAAGCGACGGCATTTTGTCCCGTCGCATTGTCGAGGCAAGGGAGCTGGTGGAGCAATATACAGGCCGTGCTTTGCTGAGCCAGACGCGCGAAATTAGATGGGATTGCTTCGTCGATCGACATGAGCTTCCCTCGGCTTTAACCGTTTCCTCGGTTAAATACATAGACACGAATGGGGTTGAGCAAACTGTCTCATCCTCCGACTACACGCTGGACACGTACGCTTTTATCCCGTTCGTCCAAACCGCTTACGATGTCGCATGGCCGTACACGCGGCACGAAAAGAACGCAGTACGCATTCAGTTTACTGCCGGATATGGGACGACGGTTGAATCGGTCCCGGCCTTGATCCGAGAGCAAATCATCCTGCTCATAGGGCACTGGACGAATCGGCAGCCTCAACTGGAAAACGGAATAACAGTCTCGCGCATCCCTTATGCGATCCGAGACATGCTCGATAACTACCGGTACGAATTCATCTGATGCACGCAAGGCAACGTATCAGAGAGGCTGTGGCCAGCATCCTCTCTAGGAATCCTG